GATTAAGGCTGAAGACTTCGACGCTCGGATCGACGTCCTCCCCGTCTCCGATCCAAACATCTTCTCGATGGCGCAGCGGGTATCGCTAGCTCAGACCCAGTTACAGCTAGCTCAGTCCAACCCGCAAATGCATAACCTCCATGCGGCGTATCGACGGATGTATCAAGCGTTGGAGGTGCAAAATATTGACGAAATCCTGCCTCCGCCTCCGCAGCCTATGCCGCAGGATCCGGTTGCGGAAAACTCAGCCATGGTTGGCGGGCAAACACCGCAGGCATTCCCAGGTCAGGATCACGACGCACATATTGCGGCACACCTTACACTTCTGGAAATGTCGATTTTGCAGCAAGTCCCCGCTGTGTTGGCGGCGTTGACGGTGCACTGCATGCAGCACATCGCATTGAAAGCACGTGAGCAGGTGGAGAAAGAAGTGTCGGCATTGATGGCAGCACCGCAAATGGATGCGCAGCAAATTCAACTTCTGACACAGGCAGGGGCAATTGATCCGATGGTCGCTCAACAACAGCTGCAGCAGATGGCAATGCAGCCTCCTGTTCAGTATGCACCAGAACAAATCGAGGCTCGTGTAGCGCAGGTCGAAGCAGAAATGCTAGCCGAGCTTATGCCTAAGCTGACCTACAAAGGCCGCAACGGCGAGGAGCAAGATCCGTTGGTCGCGATCCGTCTGCAGGAACTCCAGATCAAGCAGATGGAGAACGAGAGCAAAGCCGAGATCGACCGTGCAAAGCTTGCGCTAGATCAGATGAAGATGCGCCAGAACGCAGTAGCGGACAGCGCGCGGCTTGAGCTTCAAGAACAGATTGCTGACGAGCGCAACGAAGTAAACCGTGAGCGTATCGACGTGCAGCGTGAAGCTATGATGAGGAGAGGGTAATGCCACTCAAGCGCGGAAGCTCCCAAAAGGTCATCAGCGAAAACATTCGCACTGAAATGGAAGCGGGTCGGCCACAAAAGCAGGCTGTCGCGATTGCGTTATCAAAGGCTGGTAAGCAGCGCAAAGCCAAGGGCGGCGCGGTTCAGTCGCGGTTTAGCTCTTCGCCCCGTGCAAACAAGTTCCAAGGAATATTCTAATGCGTGAAATAAATGAAATCATCGTGCACTGCACGGCTACTCGTGCCGACTGGTGGCTTAGCCGCACCACAGCGCAAAAGGTCAACGAAGTCCGTAAGTGGCACGTTGAAGGCAATGGCTGGTCCGACATTGGGTATCATTATCTCATCGACCGTGACGGCACTGTTGTAGAAGGTCGCCCTGTTCAAACAGCGGGCGCTCATACGCGTGGGCACAACAGCAACAGCATTGGCATTTCTTTGTTCGGTGGCCATGGCAGCACCAAGACGGATGCGTTCTCTGATAACTTTACTCCTGAACAGGCCGTTGCCCTGCAGAACCTTATTGAGCGTCTGAAGACGGAATACCCGACAATTACGAAGGTGAGTGGACACAACGAGTATGCCAACAAGGCATGCCCTGGTTTCCAAGTAGGCCCATGGCTCAACAACCGCCCAGCCCCACAACCACGGACATCGATTACGCAATCGCGGACGATCCAAGCTTCGCAACTTACGAAGATTGCAGGGATTGCTACCCCTGTGGTTGGTGCACTCGGTGGGCTGGAGTGGCCCAATCTTCTGATCCTTGGCGTCCTCGGTGTGATCATCCTGACTGCCACGGGGATTATCGATCTGGAACGGATCAAGAAGTGGAAGGCGGGTGACCGCTGATGTTTCTGATTGGTCGCATAAAGACGTATCTTGCGACCGCAGGCGTCGTGCTTGCTGCTATTCTTCTTGCGTATTTTCGCGGTAAGCGTGACAGTGTTCACGAGTATGAGCGTGAGGCCGATCAGCATTTGATCGACAGCATGCGGACTGCTCGGGAGGTTGAAGATGAAATTGAGAGTTTGGACGACATTGGTCTTGGTGAGCGGGCTTCTAAGTGGCTGCGCAACGCTGATTCCAGTTGACACCTACTGCGACATTGCAAAGCCTCATTTATTTGAGGATCAAAGTACTGTAGAGTGGCTCATGAGAAACGACCGCCAGCTGTTGGTTGACACTGTCATCCACAACGAAACTTACGCCCGCCAGTGCGGAAAGGAGAACTGAAATGCCAAGACGATCACAGGAACAACTTGCTCGTATCGCAGACGGAACTAGACGAGCGGCAAACGCTCGGCGTATAGAGCCTATGTCTTTTTTAGAAGCTGGTACCCCGATTCGTTACCTGACAGCAAAGATGTTAGAGCGACGTGAGAACCGCCGCAGAGGTGTTGATGGGATGTCATCCGAAGAGTTGGAAGCGGATCGCCCCCGTCGTCGTGCAGTCGCTGCAGCAGCTGAAAGAGAGTTTACGGATTCGCTGGGCCGCTATAAAGATGGCGGCATGGTTCGCGGCTGCAAATCCTCTCAGATGTCCGGCAAAGGGTTTCGGGGGACTTACTAATGGCCCGTATCGTCATTGAGCTCATTCCTGATGAGGGTATCGAAGTCGACAAGATGGAAGAGGACAGCAACTGTCCGATTGCCACACAAGACGGCGATGTAAACGAAGCCAACAAGATGGTTGCTGAAGAAGAGGCGGATTACCGTGATCCTTCGATGGATGGCGGCTTTCGTGCTGACGAGGTCTGCGGCAACTGCGGCGCGTATAATCAAACCGAAGACATGCTTGAGTGCATGGGTCTCGATGACGACGAGCCACAGCTTGGCTATTGCCAAATCTACAAGTTTGTTTGCGAAGCTTCCTACACCTGCAATGAGTGGGTGAAAGGTGGGCCGATTAAGTCCGTCATGCAGGAAGATTACAAGCGAGACATCCTGTAATGGATGTTGTTGATTTTGCAAAATATATGTATAAGCTTCTTCAAGAGCGCGAACAAGAAATTGCAAGTGCTCTTGCACATGATGCTGCCCGCGATTGGGAGCAGTATAAACTTCTGGTAGGAGAAGTACGGGGCCTCTCCTTCGCAAGAGAAGAAATCAAAGCCCTGCTGGAGAACCACGCTGACGATGTCGAAGACCTTATATCTTCCTGACCATGTCGCGCAGAAAATTAATAAGGACAGAGCCAAGGGCGAAGCGCCCGAGGAAGCTCCTGTTTCTGCCGAAAGCGCGTTTGTAGACGCGAAAGAACGGGTGCTAGACCCGTCTCTCCTCGACAAATCATTACTAGAGCGCCTGCCCCAGCCTACTGGCTGGCGTGTTCTTGTTATGCCTTTTCAAGGCACAGCCAAGACACAAGGTGGTCTGTATATTCCCGACGAAGTTCGGGACCGAGAAGCGGTGGCCACGGTTGTGGCTTACGTGCTTAAGATCGGCCCGCTTGCCTACAAAGACCCCGACAAGTTCGGGCCTGACGCCGCACCGTGGTGCGAGGTTGGGCAGTGGGTATGCATTGGCCGGTATTCAGGTTCGCGGTTCAAGATTGACGGTGGTGAGGTTCGCGTCATTAACGACGACGAAGTCATTGCTACGATCCTTGAGCCCACGGACATTAAAAGCGTCTAGGAGGTAACATGACCGAGCAGGACATGAAAGAAAACGAAACGCCTGAAGATGACGGCGTTGAAGTTGAGCTAGAGGATACTTCGCAGGAAGAGGCTGTTGAAGCAGCCCCTGTAAAAGAAGAAGAGCCTCAAAAAGATGAGCTCGACGAATATAGCAAGAACGTGCAGAACCGCATCAAGAAGCTGACCGAGAAATATCGGAAGGCGGAGCGTGATGGTCAGGAAGCAGCACGTATTGCTCAGCAGCTTTTGGATGAAAACAAAAAGCTCAAGTCGCAGGTGACTAACCTCGACAAAGGCTATGTTACATCCGAAGAAGCGCGTTTGCAGGCTCAACTTGAGTCCGCCAAACGTCAGTATCGCGAGGCCTATGAGTCAGGCGATGCGGATAAGATGTTTGATACGCAGCAACTTATTGCGCAAATTGGTGCGGCGCAGGAACGCGTAAATCACGCCAAGATGCGTTTTGAACGGGCGCAGCCGACAGAGGCTCAACCCGTGCAACAACCGCAAGCACAACCTCAACCACAGGCCCAAGCTGTCCCTCAACCTGATCCCAAAGCCCAACAATGGGCGGAGAAGAATGAGTGGTTTGGGACCGATGAGGTCATGACTTATGCGGCATTTGGGATTCATCGCAAGTTGGTTGAAGAAGAGGGCTTTGACCCGCAGAGCGAAGAGTACTATACTGAGGTTGATCGTCGTATTCGCGCGGAGTTTCCGCAGAAGTTTGCGACGGCCAAAAAATCGAGTGGAGCACAGGTCGCCTCGGCTGGCGCTTCAGCATCTCGCAGCACTGCAAAATCGGGGCGCAGGTCGGTGAAGCTCTCACCTTCCCAAATCGCGATGGCGAAAAAACTTAATGTTCCTCTCGAGGAATATGCCAAGTACGTGAAGGAGTGAGACATGGCTGACAATCGTAAACCACGCGAAAGCGTAACTCGCGAAGCAACTTCGCGCCGTAAACCTTGGGCACCGCCCAGTCACCTAGAAGCACCCAAGCCCCCAGCGGGTTATGTGCATCGTTGGATTCGAGTCGCAATGCGTGGCGAGGAAGACAAGATGAATGTCAATTCCAAGCTTCGTGAGGGATGGGAACCCGTCCGTGCCGATGAGTATCCTGATTATGAAGCGCCTGTTATCGACGAAGGTCGTTACGCAGGTGTAATTGGTCAAGGTGGTCTGATGCTGTGCCGTATGCCTGTCGAAACTGCACAAGAACGATCCGCGTATTACGGGAACCGGACCCGCGAACAAATGGTTGCAGTTGATCAGGACTTGATGAAGGAGCAACATCCTTCAATGCCGATCCATCAAAGTCGGCAAAGTCGTGTATCTTTCGGTGGTCGCCAAGGCGACGCCGAGTAACTTGAAACTGAAGGAGCCTAAAAATGGCAAATCTTGATTCTCCCTTCGGTCTTCGCCCTGTTCGCATGGTGAACGGTTCTCCGTTTTCTAACCAACAGAATCGCTACCGCATTGCGGCTAACTACGGCACATCGATCTACCAAGGTGACCTCGTTCAGGTTGTCACTGGCGGTGGTATCGAGCGTGTTGCAGCTAGCGGCAGCGGCTTGATTCTTGGTGTGTTTAACGGCTGCACCTACACCGATCCGAGCACTGGCAAGCAGAAGTGGTCCAACTACTACCCCGCCTCGACCAACGCGTCTGACATCATTGCGTTTGTAATTGATGCACCAGACACCGTTTTCGAAGTTCAGGCAGACGCTGCATTCCCTGTAGCTGACCTGTTCGGTAACTTTGACATCGTTGACAACTCTCCTGTCGGTGACACCACCTCCGGTATTTCCAACTTGGAACTGGATGTGACCACCGGTGCGACGACTTCGACCCTGCCTCTCAAGGCAATCGACATCTCGCAGGATCCGTTGAACGACGATGTTGCCACCGCCAACACGAACGTGCTTGTTGTTATCAACAACCACTTGTTCAGTGCTGGTACGGCTGGCTTGGCCTAAGGAGGGTTAACACATGGCTATCTCTCGCGCACAACTAGCGAAAGAGCTGGAGCCGGGTCTTAATGCCCTCTTTGGCATGGAGTACGCTCGGTACGAAAACCAGCATTCCGAGATCTACACAACCGAATCTTCAGATCGAGCATTTGAAGAGGAAGTTATGTTGTCCGGTTTCGGAGCAGCGCCTACCAAGTCGGAAGGTTCCGCTGTTTCCTTTGACAACGCTAACGAGGCATACACTGCCCGTTACAACCACGAGACCGTGGCACTTGCCTTCTCGATCACCGAGGAAGCAATCGAGGACAACCTGTACGACCGCCTTGGCAGCCGTTACACCCGTGCCCTCGCCCGCTCCATGGCTCACTCCAAGCAGGTAAAAGCTGCTGCAGTTCTCAACAACGCCTTTAGCTCGTCCTTCACAGGCGGCGACGGCAAAGAGCTCTGCGCAACTGACCACCCGCTGACCGGTGGCGGCACATTCGCCAACGAACCAACAACGCCTGCTGACCTCAACGAGACCTCCCTCGAGGACGCGTTGATCAGCATCGCAGGTTTCGTTGACGAGCGCGGCCTGAAAGTCGCATTGCGCGGCACCAAGTTGATCATCCCTCGCCAGCTGCAGTTCGTTGCTGAGCGTCTGATGGTTTCCAACTTGCGTGTTGGCACTGCCGACAATGACGTAAACGCAATCCGCTCGATGGGCATGCTCCCTGACGGCTACGCGGTCAACGACTTCTTGACCGACCCAGAAGCGTTCTTCGTCATGACCGACGCTCCTCGTGGCTTCGTCCACTTCGAGCGCACTCCGCTCTCTACCAACATGGAAGCGGATTTCGACACCGGCAACATGCGCTTTAAGGCACGTGAGCGTTACAGCTTCGGCTACAGCGATCCTCGCGCCGTATTCGGTTCGCCCGGCGCGGCCTAAGTTTCAACCTCCCTGTTGGAACAACTGGGGGCGGTCTTCGGATCGCCCCTTTCTTTTTGTGCGTAGCTCCTGTATTCTTTTTGCATCCCTGACAGCTGCATGGTGCGGCTGACACTAGCCAAGACAGGAGATCCACATGGCTAACACGACTTTTTCGGGCCCGGTTCGCTCTGAAAACGGCTTTGAGGTCGTTTCAAAAAATACCACAACCGGCGCTTTCACTACTTCTTTCACTCTGGACGCGTCTGGCCTCCAAGTAACTCCCGTTTCTGTTTCTGACGGCGATGTAACCATTGCTGCCGCAACCAACGGTGGTCGCATCAACCTTGTCCCTGATCCTTCGCAGGATAACACCTACACGCTTCCCGCCCCTGCGGCAGGCGTTGCATATCGCTTTGTCTTTGCCGGCGCTGCGGCAGCTTCTTATGACGCAATCTTTGACACTGGCGATGACACCAACTTTTTCATTGGCGGTGTGACCTTCCTTGACACAGACAACGAAGTATCGGTTGTTGGCTCTGATGGCGACTCTAACAGCATCTTCACGATCAACGTGCCGGCGGCATTTGATGTAACCTTCCTTGGTTTGGACGACACCAACTACCAGATTTTTGGCACCGTTACATCAGCAACGGCACCTGCGTTCTCTGATCAACCGTAATAGAAAACTCCTCCTTGCTGAGTGCGGGGAGGAGTCTTCCTTAAAAGAGGAGTAGAGTTAATGAACAGCTTGTCTCAAATCTTTCATGCTGCCCGTAATGAGAGCGGCTTTGCTGCTCTTGGTAAGCATAGGCTGAAAATGGTCACGTTTCTTGGAACAGCCAGCGCGGGTAAGCTGACTATCTTTGACACAGACACCGCACCTGTATCTGGAACATACGCGCAGTCAACCACTACTGTCACCGTAACCGATGTTGGTCACGGGCTTTCCACCGGCGATAGGGTCGGTATCTGCTTCAGCGCAGGGACAGGTGGAAATGCGCAATCAGGCAACTACGAGATCACAGTGACAAGCGCGGATACCTTCACGGTTACTATGCTGAACTCTGACACAATCACTGGCGATCCAGCTTGTTTGTATGTTGCGTACACTCCGGGCGCGGGAGCAACTCCGAAACGTCATCTTATGTGCAAGAATGTTGCCGCTTCCGATACATATGCAAACGACCTCGAAATACCTGACAGCGGGTTTATCGTCAATAGCGGTATATACGTCAATATGACGAATCTCGCAGAAGTCGGTTTGTACTACGAGTAAGCTGAGTCATGGCTAAGCGCGCAGACAAGTCGAAGATGGCCTGCAACAAGCCACGCCGTGAGGTTTCGGGCGGCAAGAAGTTCGTCGTGAAAGCCTGTGATAAAGGCAAGGAAAAGATCGTCCGCTTTGGCGATGCCAACATGACGATTAAGAAGGACAACCCCAAGCGCCGTAAGTCCTTCCGCGCGCGCCACGGTTGCGACACCAAGAAGCTCGATAAACTTTCGGCCCGCTATTGGTCGTGCAAGATGTGGTGATGACATGCTAGGTTTAAAAGGTACATATCAATCAATACGTAGCGCGTCGGGTCCGGCCCAACACATAGCTTGCTCCATCGTGGGGCTGACCTACGCGGGCATGTTTGTTGGTATGGTGCCTACTGCGATCTTAGTGACATGGGCATTGTTGTCAGTTCTTACAATTGTTGCTGTTGTTTGGTTGCCTAAGATTATCCTCAAGTACACGTTGATTGCTGATTTTGTTACATCAGCTATGGTCCTGAGTTTTTATCTTTTACATGATCCCAAACCCGTTGGTTTCGTGTATTATTCTCTTACGCCGGGTGGGATATCAAGTCACGCCCCCGGCATGACATCGATGACGATGATCGAAACGGTGTCACATTCCGCTGCGGTGGTCATGATGGCTTGCTGGTCATTGTATTTGGCGAACCTCGTTCATCGTCAAATGCTCGAATCAACTAGGCTCGTGTTCGTGCTCGAAGGGGAAGAACTAAAATGAACATGGATATGCTGACCCCGATTATTATTGCGCTGGTAAGCGCCGGCGGTCTCTGGACCTTTTTAAGCAACCGCTCGAAACAAGCGCACGAACGTGCTATGCAAGAACGTGAAGAACGGGGCGAGTTTAACGACACATTGCGTGTCCAGGTTGACCGATTAGCGGAACAGGTCAATACTCTGGTCAAGGAAAAAGAGGATTTGCTGCGTCAAATCTCTGATCTGCGGGCCGATCTTGCTGCGGCTCAAACTACAATTAAGCACCTTGAAGAACTGTTGAGGTCCAAATGAATCGCGCTCAAATGTCCAAACAAATCACGGAGGTTCCGATGAAAAAGAAAATGATGAAAGGTGGCATGGCTAAGTCAGGCTACAAGAAAGGCGGCATGGCCAAGAAGGGCTACGCTCGTGGCGGCAAAATGGATCAGTCCATGTGCAGCCCCCGCAAGCAAATGGCCATGGGTATGAAAAATGGCTAAGCGCGGTCTATACGCCAACATCCACGCTAAGCGTGAGCGGATTGCCCGGGGATCTGGGGAGCGCATGCGCAGCCCTGGTTCCGAAGGTGCGCCCACGGATGAAGCGTTTAAAGCTGCGGCTAAAACTGCTAAACGTAGCGGTGGCATGGTGAAACAAGGCTACGCTAACGGCGGCTGCGTCATGTCAGGTCGTGGCGGAAAGTTCAAAGGTAGCATGTAATGACCACATCTGGTTCAAGAGATTTTAACCTCGACGTCGCAGAACTCATCGAAGAAGCGTATGAGCGTTGCGGCCTTGAGGTGCGTACTGGCTACGATGCCAAGACAGCACGTCGGTCTCTGAACCTGATGTTTGCTGATTGGGCAAACCGTGGTTTAAACCTGTGGACCGTGACCCAAGCAACGACGACCCTGACGCAGGGCACGTCGACTTATACGCTTGCTGCGGATGTCGTTGACATTTTGGAAATGGTGCTGCGTAGAGATGGTACGGATTACGAGGTCGAACGGATCAGTCGCGGTGAGTATTTGACGTTCCCGAACAAAACAGATCAGGGACGCCCGTCTCAGTTCTATTTTGACCGCCAGATCCAACCAGTTATTACGCTGTGGCAAACGCCTGAAAACTCAACAGATCAGCTGGTGTATTACTATGTTCGTCGCATCGAAGACGCAGACACACTGCAGAACACGACTGCTGTGCCTTTCCGTTTCTACCCCTGTATGGTCGCTGGCCTGGCCTACTACCTCGCCATGAAGAAAGCGCCTGAGCGCATTCAAATCCTCAAGGCGGTTTACGAGGAAGAGTTTATGCGGGCAGCGGAAGAGGACGAGGACCGAGTACCGCTCAAACTGCAGCCTAGCGCACGTTACTTGAGGTTTTGATGGCATACGCTCGAGGCGATAAAGCATGGGGCATATCTGACCGCTCTGGTTTCCGCTACCGCCTGAAGGATATGCGGAAGGAGTGGACGGGTGCGCTTGTCGGTCCTGACGAGTTCGAGCCTAAGCACCCGCAGCTATATCCGCCGAAGGTGGGGCCTGACCCACAGGCTTTGCGTAATCCTCGCCCTGACCCGCAGTCGGGGCATGTCTATGTGCCTGTAGGCAACAATGTATTTCCTCCTGTTGACACGGCTGGTCCGATGGTTGGCATGGTAGGCCGAGTTACGGTGGTGATCTCATGAGCTTTACATACGCACAACTTAAGACCGCGATTCAGGATTATACTGAAAACACAGAGACAAGTTTCGTAAATAACTTGCCTTTGTTTATTCGTGCGGCGGAAGAGCGAATCCTGAAGATGGTGCAGCTGCAGTTGTTCCGCCGTAACCAGACGGCAACGCTGACAGCAAGCAACCCGTATTTGAACGCGCCAAGCGACTTCTTGGCCCCGTATTCGTTGAGCTATACGGATGGCAACGGCGACAAAAACTTCATTGAGTTCAAGGACGTAAACTTTGTCCAAGAGTATAACCCTGACGTAACTAACACGGGTGCGCCACGGTATTACGCTCAGTTTGACCTCGACAACTTTATCATTGGTCCAACGCCTGACAGCAACTACGCTGTTGAGTTGCACTACTTCTACCGCCCTGCAAGCTTGACGGCTGGCGCTGACAGCGGCACGACCTGGCTCAGCGAAAACGCCGAGTTGTCGATGCTCTACGGCGCATTGGTCGAGGCTTACATTTACATGAAGGGTGAGCAGGACGTTATGGCGTTGTACAATCAACGCTTCCAAGAAAGCCTGATGGGCCTTAAGATGTTCGGTGAAGCGAAAGAGGTCACGCAGGATTACCGTGTTGGCCAAGTCATAAGGCAGAAACAGTAATGTTTAAGCTCAACTTCGAGATGCCGGATGAACCGGTGGTCAAGGTACACACAACCGAAGGGCGTGGTTTTTCGCCTGAGGAGGTTGCAGAACGCTGCGTTGCAAAGTTGATCAGCGTATCGGATACGGCTCACCCCGCTATTCGAGATCAAGCACGGGCGTATCAGAAGCATATGGAAGCCGTTGTGGCTTTCTATATGCGAGAGGCTATTCGCAGTGACCGCACAACTGTGTATAATGCCTTGGTAGATGCGGGGCATCCCGAACTGGCTAACGCGATAAGGAGACTTTGATATGGCGATTTCACAGGCCATGTGCACTTCGTTCAAGCAGCAGTTGCTTGAAGGTCAGCACGACTTCCGCTCCGGCGGTCATACTTTTAACCTTGCTCTCTATACGAGCTCGGCAACTCTTGGTGCAGCAACCACCGACTACTCGACCTCGAACGAAGTTGCGGGCTCGGGATACTCGGCGGGCGGCGCTGCGCTGACCAACGTAAACCCAACGAGCTCCGGCACCACGGCGTTCACCGACTTCAACGACCTGACCTTTTCGTCTGCAACGATCACCGCCAACGGCGCGTTGATTTACAACACGACGACAGGCGGCGGCTCTGGCACAACCGACTCGGTTGTTGTTCTGGCCTTCGGTGGCGACAAGACCTCTACTGCTGGTGACTTCACCATCCAGTTCCCGACTGCGGACGCATCGAACGCGATCATCCGTATTGCCTAAGGGGTAATATCCCATGGCGATCATCTCGGGCTGGGGACGCGGAACTTGGTCCCAAGGGACTTGGGGCGAACCTATCCCAGTTGTCGTCACGGGAGAGGCCGCTACAGGTGCGGTCGGAACTGTCTCAATTGTTGCGGAAGCCAACGCCCCCGTCACTGGTCTGCAGGCCACTGGCGGGGTCGGTTCCGTTACGATTGTCGGTGTGGCTAACGTCGGCGTTACTGGCGTTGAAGGCACGGGGCAGGCTGGCACTGTTGCTGTTGACGCTGCGGCAAACGTCCCTGTCACGGGCGTTGAAGCCACGGGCGGTGTGGGCACCGTTACCGTTCAAGCCAACGCCGATGTTGCGGTTAATGGCCTAGCGGCCACGGGGCAAGTTGGCACCGTTGCAGTTGCGGCGGACGCAAATGTTTCTGTTACGGGTCTTGAGGCTACAGGGAATATCGGGACAGTTTCAATTGTTGCGGAAGCAAATGTCTTCCCGACAGGCGTTGAAGCCACGGGCAATGTCGGCACGGTCGATATTTCTGGTGACGCAAACGTCCCTGTTACAGGGTTGCAGGCCACAGGAAACGTCGGAACCGTCACGGTTCAGGCCAACGCAGATGTCGGCGTTACTGGCGTTGAGGCTACTGGTCGGTCGGAACTGTTGCAGTTGACGCTGCGGCAAACGTCCCTGTCACGGGCGTTGAAGCCACGGGCGGTGTGGGCACCGTTACCGTTCAAGCCAACGCCGATGTTGCGGTTAATGGCCTAGCGGCCACGGGGCAAGTTGGCACCGTTGCAGT